CGATACCACCAACGCGCCGGAGAGTGCCGATACGGGAGGCCGATTGACGTTGGGGGGCACCCACAACACGCCATTGATGAGGTTCCACTGGTCAGACCATATGTTGATGCCGGTGCCGCTGGTCGTGGCCTGGGTCGTGTCGTTGGTGCGAGCGGTGCAGGTTGCCGCGGCGTCGCCGGGGTTGAGGGGCGAGATCACACCGGCAGAGCCGCCAGAACCCGCCGTGACGGTCGCGGGCAGATACCGCAAGCGCCACCGCAGCGAGCCGATCGTGGTCTGCGTCACCTGGGAAAATTCGATGGATTGGATGGCGACGATCTTGCTCGCGCCAGCGTAGATGGCGATGAGATCCTGCACGGCAGAGATCGAAACCCCGGAGAACCCAACGCTGTAAAGCCGGCCCGAAGCAGCCATTTTAGCCTCCTATGCCAAGCGTTGCCCGGCGAATGTCCAGTTCAAACTGGCGAGTGTGGCGTCGGCGGACGCCGGTGGATTGACGGCGAGGATATCACCGATCAGCACGGTTGTGCGCGTGGTGAATGTGAAGGTGCCGGTTGTGGCCGCTCCGGCGATGTTCAGCGTGCCGATCGTGCTGCCGTTGCGCTGCAGGTTCATCGACACCGCGCCGGTTGGAGCCGTCGCGCACGCCAGCCTAGACCCGAACAGTCCGACCGGCAGCACGAACGGTCTATCTGCGATGAACCGCCAGAGCGCATAGGTCGGCGCACCGATCAGGCCCGGCACATAGACCGCCATGTCGTAGGATGGGAACAGCGGTGCGGCCGGCTTCCATGTCGCGGAGATCACGCGCTGCAGGTCGGCAATCTGGCGCTGCAGGTCGGCTACAACCAGCTGCGGGATCGCCGCCGCTGCAACCGCCTTCTGCAGATCGGCAAACGGTCTGGTGAGGTCGGGGGTGGCTGCTGGCGAGGGGGCTGATGCGATGATGGCTTGCAGCGCGTCAACGGCTGCCTGGGTTTGGGGAAGTGTTGTCGCCGCGTTGCCGCTGCCGGTCGCCACATACAGATTGGAGAGGAAGCGGAACCACACGGTATCGACCTTGTGCCCGGCCTGGGTCAGCGGATGGCCGGCGTTCGGAACCGAATAGTTCTGCTGCTGGGTCTGGCTCATACGTTGAACTCGGCCCGGATGATCGCCACCTTGAACGGGTCAGTGCAGGATAGCTCGAAGATCCGATCCAATCCGGTGCCACGCCGGGTCGAGCCGAGGCGCTTGAACATGACCCGCTGGGAGGTTGCCCCCACCGGGCCGGCGGCGCGGATCATCGTGTTGGACCAGTTGTGGCCGCCGTCGTCGCTCCACCGCAGCATCAGTTGCGGCGCGGTGCCATCGGGCACGTCGATGCCAGTCTCGATGTCCACCACAAGATTGTCGAACCGCTGCGGCTGCATGGTCGCCTGCTGCGTTGCGCGCCATGTGCGCAGCCACTTCCGCTGCGCACCATTGTCCGTCTGCTCATCAAGATTGAAAGCGTAGATGTTCCCGTTCTGGAAATCTCCGACCATGTTGCTGCTGGGCGGTGCGGTCGCTGTCGCACCTGGGGGATTCACCGGGGCAAATGTCAGCGGGCCGTTCGCCTCGGTGAAAGGGCCGCCGGAGCCATTGTTCGCCGCGAACGTGTCCGCGGTTGCAGGCATACCGCCGCCAGTCACGGTCAGGAACACGGCCGGCGACACGCCCAACGCGCCAGAGCCGTCAGCACCAAGGTTCGGCGCTTGCGCGGCGCTGGTGATGAACAGCCGGCGATTGGCGGTCAGGCTGAGATCAACGAATCCGCTGGTAGCTGCGAAGAACAGATCGGCAACGCCGGCGAATAGCAGCGCCGGGATCACCAGAGTCCACGCCGTTGTCGTCGCAGTGAACCCGCTCACGCCGATGCTGTTGACCGCCTCCACCTGAAAATCATATTCAGTGGCCGAGGTCAGGCCGGTGACGGTCTGATTGATCGCGGTGATTCCGGTGATTTGTGTCCACGGGGTAGTGCCGGTCTGACGGTATTGAAGCGTGTAGGATGCTGGTGTTCCGCCGGTGCTGGGGATCGTCCAGCCAACCTTTATCGTCGTGGTTGTCTCCGCAATTGCCACCAGGGATTGCGGAACGCCCGGCGCGGTGATCGCGCACAAAGCAAAGACGATCAGACCGGAGTATGCGGTTTCACCCGGGGAAACGAGGCCAACGATCGTGCCACTCTGCTGCGACGAATATGCGGGGGATGCCACAATCTGCGACAAGCTACTCAATACTGTGGTCAGCGTTTGAGAAACAACAGTCGTCGTTCCGGCGGGCGAAATATCCGTCGAAAGAGCCGACGGTTGGTCGAACCCACCGAACACTCCGATCAGCACACCAGCCGCACCCGTAGTCGATACCGCCACATTCAGCGCAGATAGGCTTGTGACAGTCGCGGTTGCTGGAAGGCTGGCATTTGAGTCAAAGGGTGCGTCCGGCAAAATTCCTGCATAGGAGGCGTAGGAATAGATCAGGCTTGGGTATCCGTGCGTGCCACCAGGGACCGTGATGGTGATCGCGGCGCCGGAGACCGGCGTGGTCGCTATGGCATACCAAACGTCAACGACCCCGAGGCTGCCTGGAAACCCCGTGTAATTTATTGGAAGGCTTACATACTTCGTCCAAGCCAATTCCCCGCCCGATACCGAGGAATCTTGCGCAACGCCGTTCCAATATGGCGTCGATGTGACCGCCAGGATGATAATCTCGTTGTCGGCCGTCGTGGTGACGTCGAGCGTGCCGGTGGTTGCGGCGACGCCGCCAGATCCGGTTTGGTCAAGGGTGATTGCCATCAGGCTGCGCTCGCTGGGGTCAGGTGCCAGGGTTGGCTCGCCGCGGCTGCGATCGGGTTGGTGGAGGTCCAGACTTCGGTGGCCGGGGCCAACGCAACGTCACCATCGCCTGCATTCACGTAGACCTGAAGGATCTGCGCTGACGTGTCGATCGAGATTGCCAACCAAACCCATTCCGACCAGCCTGTGAAGTCATAGGTTGCCTGGACGATCGCCGCGGCGCTGGCGTCGTAGGCGTTCACCACAATCTGCGGCGTGTTGGTCGCGTCGTTGTAGATCTGGACCTGCAGGCCACCATTGGCCGGGCCGGCATCGGCGGTCTGGTTGGAGAAGATCAGTCCGCCAAGGCCATCGGAATCTGGCATGTAGAGCCAAGCGGAGAACAGCGCCGTGCTGAAGCTGGCAGGCAATCCAGTCAGGCCGCTCGCCGTCGCCAAGGACTGACCGGCACTCCCGTTAAGCTCGACTCCTTTGGGGAGGTATGTCGATCCCTCTGCCTGGAACGTCGTGTAGCAGTTGCCGATGTGCCGCGAAAACACGCCATTCGAATACGATGCGCGCTGATGCCAGCACGGATAACCCATTTTGGCCGTCGATGTAAGATCAAGAACCCATGTCGCATTTGCTGTTGGGAACGTGAGAACATAAAAGACATGCCCTTCCTGCTGGTATGAATATCCAATCGCGTCATCGACCACTGCATATTTGGTCATTTCCGCTTCAAGCGCGTGCGTCGAGCGCCGAGTGGGGTTGTATCCTTCCGTCTGCGCCACGAAGCGAGTGCCCTGGTCATTCTGGCCAAGCCAGAGAAGCGTCTGTCCCGTCACGGCCACCGATGCCGCGCTGGCGATCCCCGTTTCTATGAACACGCCAGTCGCACGCTGGAAGGTGAAGCCCGCCACGCCGGCGTTCACCCATATCTCGATGTGGCCTTCCTTCATCAGCCAAAGCTCGCGGGAAAGCTCCGCAATCGCCACCAGATTGTCCGGAGTCGCGTCGGCCTTGGAGAAATTCAACGCCTGCCAGTTCGAGAGATCGTCCAGATCGGACTGATACCAGATGTCGGTGCCGCCCTCTCCCACCAAGCCAAATCCATCTTGGAAGGCTGCAGATTGTGGGTTGCTGAAGGGCAGGTCGATCTCGGCCATCAGTGCGGACGCGCCGAACGTCGGAGCCGTGATGGTGAGGCCGGCACCGCTGCCCGATGTGCTGTTTTGCGTGAAGGATGTCGGTGAGCCGATGAACAGGCCCGGCTGCGTCACGCTGAAGGATTTTGCCACGCCAACATAGGTCGACGTCGTCGTCACACCGTTGACCGTGGCGGAATAGTTGATGGTCGCCACGGACGTGATCGTGATGATCGCCGTTGCCGCCTGTCCGCCGCCGATCTGGTTGAGCGTGACGGTATCGCCAACCGCGTATAGCGAGCCGCCAGGGTAGGGCGGGGCCGTCGCTGTGGCGATGGTGCCGCCGGTCAGCGGATAGCCACCATTGAGCACCAGGGCGCCCGTGGTGAGATACCCGGCATAGCCGTCGAACACCGCCATCTGGTTGCCGTTGTCGATCATCGAAACCGGGCCGCTCAAGGTGCTGAGAAGGCCGAGGAAGGTGCAGCCCAGCGTCGGGGTGATCTGCCAAAGCTGCGGGCCGGACACCGCATACATGTTGCCGCCCATCACATGCAGCCCGCGGATCGGGCCGGGGCCAACCGTCACCACGCGATCAAGGCCCGGCGCCATCTGCAGGTAGCCCGGCGACTTCCCGTCCTTCGACTCGATCACTTCAAGGAAAAGGTTGATCTCCTGCGCATCTTCCACATTGGTCGAGCGAGATACGCCGAACGCGCCGAGGATGGGGGATTCGGGCATTACGCCGGCTACCGCCTGTAGCCATCGACGTAAATATTGTAGATTCCCGGCGCCCTGGCCAGGATCTCCGGGTCATACCGCGCTGTGTTTTGGCGGATGTTGGCGCGCTTGATCGTCGCCTTGCTGTTCACCGCGTTCTGCATCACCAGCGGGTCAATCTGCGCCGCCTTGAAGTAGGGCTTCAGCATGACGGCGAGGTTGCTGGTGATCGCCAGTTTGTAGCCGGGCGGCAGGGTCAGGGGCGTGGTCAGCGAGGCGAAGTCGGACACCTGCAGGTAGGAATCGAAATAGGCCGTGTAGCCGATATTTGGGATGGGATCGAAGTTGAGAATCCCCAACGGGAACTGCGGATCGTAGAACACCACATCGGGGAAGTTGCTGTTGGTGTTGCGCGAGCCGCGGCTGTTCCACGCCTCGCGGGTGATGACATCCACCCCATATTGGTTCCCGTTGCTGTCCAGAATGTAGCAGGAACCAGGGCTGGAAATGAGCGAGATCGGGCGGGTGCCATTGACGGCCCCGCCCGGCCCGATGGTGTAGGAGAACAGGCCCGGGGTGAACACCAGGGATTGCTCAAGGATGGCGAAGCAGGTCAGCGACTCGTTCGACCAAGAGTCCAGCATGTCGTTCATCACCGAGAGGCCGCGCGCTGCGTCCGCGGCGGTGATCGGCTCGCCGGGGGCGTATTCCCCCAGCATTTCGAGCGCATCTTGGATCAGGTCGAGCGCGGTCGCCATGGCGTCAGAACTCCGTGTCGATCGGCGGTGCGGCAGCGGCAGCGGCCTCTGCCTTGGCCGTGGCCTGGATCAGCTTTTCAAGGCTCCACCGGCGATCAACCGTCACGCCAAGCGCCAGCGCGCGTTCCTCGTAGGATTGGAATAGCGCGTCAACCGAGGTCGGCAGATTCTCGGCGGCGATCACCGCCGGCGGCGCGGACTTCATCGAGAAGACCATATCGCCCACGGTCTTTGCGAGGCCTGCCACCACGGCCTGCATCGCGGCCATGTTCCTCGCCATCGCGTCCAACTGCACGTTCGTCTCGCCGGGCTTGTTGGCCTCGATCTCTGCCAGTCGGCGGGCCTCGGCGCGCGCGCGGGCAAGTTCCTTGGCGTTCTTCTCGATCGCCGCGCGTTCCTCGTCCGCGTTGTGCACCATGATCTCGCCGCAGAACTTCGGAAATTCCTGATGCCCGTTGGCGCGGGCCGGGTCCGGCGCGGCGTGGGCCTGGACGAAAGCGGCGGGGTTGCTCTTGCCGCCCGGCACGTAGCCCTGGGCGGCATGATAGTCGTGCTGCTGCTCGTTCTGCACCGTCACCGGCGGGAACTGCATGGCATGGCCCACAGTGCCAGGGGTGCCTTTGCGATCGTCGGCGGATGTGCCGAGGGTTGCCGGCTGGAAGTTCGGGTGCACCATCATCATCGGATAGTGCTGAAATTTCTGCTCGCTCATGCCACGGCACTCGGCATCGGGCGCGTCATCAGGCGGTGCAGGGCGTCTTTGAAGTAGCCGCGGCCGTATGGCGTCCAGAGGGCAATCGGCATGTCACGCGAGGTCAGCGAAGTGCTGCACAGCAAGGCGTTGCAATAGGTCGGATTCATGGGTTGCTCCTTCGTTTGAAAGGGTGCCCCGATCCAGTGCGGGATCGCTCGGGGCCAACGACCAAAACGCGGGGAGTAGCCGCCCCGCACCGGATTGGGTTAGCTGATGAGGCCCAGCGAGATCAAGGCGGCCAACAGCACGTCGGCAACATTGGACTGGTTGCTCACCGGCACGCTCAGTTCGGCGCCGCTGCCCGCAGCGAAGTTCACCACAGCATACGTCTCGGCGAACGGCGTGATCGCCGCTGCCGTGTTGTTCTGGTAGGTGATCGCCAGGGTGTTCGCCGCAGAAACCCGAACGCCGACGATCGCCAGACCGGCCTGCGAGCTTGGCTTGGAGATCGCCACGGGGGTTGCCGATACCAGACCCGTCACGGTGAAGGTCTGCTCGGCCGTCGTGTTGGCGGCCACCGATGCGGGCGCGAGGGCGGCGCTGTAGGCGGCGGCGGGCGCGGTTGGAGTGCCGCGGAACACCGACACCGAATACAGTTCGTTCGCGGTCGGCGTGATGCTGGATACGGTGGGATTGACGAAAGTGATCCCCACATGCCCGGCACTGGACACGCGATACCCGGCGATCCCAAGGCCCGCCTGCTCGGTCGGCTTCGACACACCCATGATGATGTCGGTTGCCAGCAGGCCGGGCACGGCGACGATCTGCTCGGCCGTGGTGATCGTGGCAACGCCAACCAGCGTGCCGACGTTGACGGTGAAGACCATCACGTTGTTGGCAGCGCCGAGGCCCGCGATATCGGCAAACAGATACGTCTCAGCGGCGGTCGGCGTGATGGCCGTTGCCGTGTCGTTGAAGAACGTGATGCCGACCTGGGTTGGCGAGATCACACGCACGCCGCCGATGCCCAAGCCGGCCTGCGCAGTCGGCTTGTTGACCGCCAGCACGGAACCCACCGCCACGTCGCCCAAGGGGACGGTGAAGGTCTGCTCGGCGCTGGTATTGGCGGCGATGGCCGCCGGCGACAGCACGGCGGTGAAGGTCAGGGAATCGCCGGAGACAAGCTCGGTGACTTCGTAGGTTTCCGAAGCGGTCGGCGTGATCGAGCCGCTGGTGTCGTTGCTGAACGTGATGGCCAGGGTATTCGCGGCGGACACGCGAACGCCGGCGATGCCAAGGCCAGCCTGGGCGGTCGGCTTGTTCACCACAGCAAGCGAGGTCGTGCCGACAAGGCCGGTGACGGTGAACGTCTGTTCAGCGGTCGTATTGGCAGCAACGGCGCTGGGCGAAAGCACCGGCAGGTAGGTGTTCAGCGTGCCGACGCCGCCGGTGCTGGCAAGGCCCGTGGGCTGAACGGCAGGCGTTGCGCCGAAGAACCCCAATTCCGCTGGGTTGCCGGAGGAATCCAGCGCCGGGTTGACGATGACGCCGGTGGTGCTGCCGTTGGCAAGCTGCTGAATCTGATTCGAGATCGAAGCGGGAAGCGTGGAGGCATAAACGCGGGGCATGGGATGTTCCTCAGTTCACAGGGAGATTTGGGATTCGGAAACCGTTTCTTCGCGGTGCGCACCCACCCGATCGTTCTGCCGATCTTCCCTGGTGAACGGCGAACCGTGCACCAGCTTGACGACCTTCACAAATCGAGGGTTGCGCCATTGCTTTTCCTGTCCGTCGATGATGTAGCGGTTGATCTTCTCCATCAGCGGCTCAAGGAATTTCTTCAACATGCGCGGCCCGATCGGAATCTCTTGCTTACCCAGCTTGGGGTGATTGTCATCCACCCAAATCTGGTAAAGCTGCTGGTCCTGGGGATCGGGCTGCGACATGTCTATCTCCGTCAGTTTGTGAGGCGAACGCCAAGCTCGGGGTAGAACGTCGCCGTGCCGTAGAGCAAGTCAATACGGCAAGGAAGCACGTCGTTGTTGATATCGTATTGGCGAACGATGCGCAGGGACATGCCCTTCCACATCTGCCGTGCAGCAAAGTCCACACCCTGCGGCAGTTCCATCGGCACCATCACCAGTCCGAAGCAATCGCGCACGAAGGCGATGTTCTGGGCGTAGCTGGTGCCGGCCGCGCCTCGGACGGTGATAGCCGCGCCGTTCGCCGGGGATGCGGAAACGGTCTGATAGGCGCCTGTGACGGTGATCGCCGGGGAGATCCCGATGGTCGAGTTGCCGGAGCCGTCGCTGGAAGCCTGGGCCGTCACGGTGAAGTTCTGCAGCGAGCCGGTGCTGGTCAGGTTCATCGGATTGACGGCGTAGACGCCCTGGACCGTGAAGACGTCACCCACGTTCAGCAGCGCGGCGATGCCAGTCACCCAACCATTCGTCACCAGGGTGGAGCCGGTCTGGCCCGCACCATTGACGGAGCCAACGCCGGTGGTCAGGCCGGTGACGGATGAGAACGTGCCGCCGTAGTTGCCTGTGGTCTGGCTCTGGATGTTCTGGTCCAGATAGATCTCGAAGTTGGCCAGGGCCGCCAGGAAGCCCTTGAAGGCCGGCTCGGCAACGCTCTTGACGTAGACGCCGCTGGACAGCGCCGTCGCCAGCGCCCAATTCGCGGCCGGGTTCAGGATCAGCACGCGGCCATCCTGCGGCACGGCGCCTTCGTCCATGCGCTGCCCGACCTGGGCGAGAAACGAGAAGGCGTTCGGCGTCACGCCGGGGGTGCCGACTTGATTGTAGACCTGCTGGAAATTGGTCAGCACGTCGAAGTCCACCTGATTGGCGAGCTTGGCGGCGGCCGGCTTCAGATAGCGGTCGGAAAATTCCTCGATCACCAGCGTGAGGTCGCTGGTCGAGAACTGGAAATCGACGTGCTTCTGATTGGAGATCGTGATGGCGGTCGAAGGCTCGGTCACATTCTGGATGGACAGGCCGGGACCGCTGGTGACGGTGAACTTGTTCGGCTTGCGAACGGTGATCGTGTTGCCGATCTTGTTGAACTGGTTTTCGAACTGGCGGTTGACCTTACCGGCGGCCACCAAGTTGTTCTCAAGGATCGCCAGGGTTTCTTTGGCGATGATGCTGGGGGTGAGAAGGCTGTTGGTCGACATGGTGCGCTCTCCTGCGAGGCAGAGCGCGCTACGCGCCGGCCCGCTACGTTGGGGTTTTCATCGAATTGTTCCTTTGGATGCCCAGCAATGGCCTGCTGGTTGGCTGGTAGGCACGCACCCGGATTGTCCCCCGGTGGGCGGGTCGCCGGGCTTATGCCCGGCTTCCCCACATTGGCGTGCGTCCGTTGGTCGCTTGATTCCGAACGCGGTTGGCGACTTCCTCCATGCTTTCTTCCCGGTTCGCATTTGAAGCTGGCTCGCGGGATGCCTGCAGCGGAG